GGTGCAACAGGACCCACTGGCTCGACAGGACCTACCGGCTCAACAGGTCCCACTGGCTCGACAGGACCTACCGGCTCAACAGGTCCCACTGGCTCGACAGGACCCACTGGCTCGACAGGTCCAACTGGTGCTGCCAGCACAGTTGCCGGCCCCACAGGTGCAACGGGATTGACTGGTGCAACTGGTGCCACAAACACCAGCTCTTTGGCAGTAAACGTAGTGGCCACAACCACAAATGCAGTATTCTATCCCATGTTGAGCAATGTCAGTGCGGGCAACTCTGCACCTTATTCCAGTAGTGACCTCACATTTAACCCCAGCACTGGACTGCTCAGTGTGTTGGGTGCTGTTAATGCCAGCAGTTATACTGCATACGTAAACATTTTATCGGCCAATAATACCGGCGCATACAACTATGGCACACTGAATTATAATGATACAAACATCATGAGTCAGTTCAGCAACAACGTAAACACCTATACTCAAATGATCCTGCAAAATACCAACGCAGGAAGCAGCGCTTCAGCCGACTTTATTGTCAGCAGCAGTGGAGGCAATGCCACAGCATATTATGGTGACTTTGGTATCAATAGCATCACCTTTGCAGGTGTTGGATCGCTAAACCTGGCAGGTGCCACCTACTTGTATAGCACAAACGGCGATTTGGTTTTGGGAACTGCCACAGCCAACAGCATGCATTTTGTTGTCAATAATGGTGCAACCGATGCACTGAGCATATCCAGCACCGGCAGCACTGTTCTTAGCTTGATCAAGACCTATGCCGAAACCAAAACCAGTCCGGCCATTTCCGGAGGAGTTTTGACTTTGAACTTGGCAGACGGCACAATATTCGATGTCAGTCTCAATGCCACAGTGACCAGTGTGAGTATTGTCAATGCCAGCGTAGTTGGTAGCACTGCCACAAGCACTTTGGGGTTTGTTGTGATCTTTACTGGCACAGGTAGTGCCTATACTGTGGTGTGGCCTGGCACTGTGCGTTGGCCCGGTGGTGTGGCACCAGTTGTAACAACAACTAATGGACAGCGAGATGTGCTGACGTTTGTCAGCAGCGATCAAGGCACAACTTTCAATGCATTTATTAGCGGGCAGAATTTGTAATGAGTAAATGGGCATATGTGGAAAATGGCGAGGCGGTAGAACTATATGATGAACTGCCCAGCAGTTGGAGAAACGTCAGCAACTTGTTTGCCTTGGAAAACGACCTTGAGACACTGGGCACATTGAGTTGGTATCCAGTTCTTGATGTAACACCAGCCATAACCAACAGCAACACACAGCTATATGGTGCAACAACTTGGGTATTTGATCAGCAAAACCACCAAGTGGTGCAATCAACAGAAATCATCACAAGAGATTTTGATGAGGCCAGTTTTTTTCAACAGCAGCGAACAGCTTTTATGAACTATCTACGTGGTGTCCGAGACAGTTTGATAGCTGCAACTGATTGGACACAACTGAGCGACATTCAAGCCCAGAAATCCAGTCAATGGATTCAGGATTATGCACAATACCGACAAGCTCTGAGAGATTTACCCGAGGTCTACAACGCCGACCCATATACGCAGGAACTAAATATTAACAATATTGTGTTTCCCACCGCGCCGCAGGAGTAATCATGCTTTTTGAAAAGTTATTGTCTATTGGAAAGGCAGCCGGTCCCACTGGCCCTTTCAAACAACTTTACACATGGGGTCTGGATTCCAGTGGGCAGCTTGGTGACGGCGATGCAACATTTACTTCAAAATCATCTCCCATTCAAATTGGGTCGCTTAGTTGGAAGCAAATTGCCCTGGGCGATGCCCATTCAGTTGCAATCCGCAGTGACAATACCCTGTGGGCATGGGGAAGCAACGCCACAGGGCAAATAGGCGTATCCCAATATCTTGCAACATCACAGCCATTAATACCTGCTGCAGGCACAGCTTCCTGGAGTAGCATAACTTACGGAACCAGTTATGGCATGGGCATCAAAACTGATGGCAGCTTGTGGGGATGGGGCACGAATACCTCTGGACAACTGGGAGATAGCTCTGTCATCACCCGCAGCAGCCCGGTTAAAATCGGAAGCAGAAGTTGGAGCATGGTCTCTGCCGGTCTCACTCACACTATTGGATTGACCACAGACGGCAAACTCTGGGGTTGGGGTCTAAACACTAGCGGACAGGTGGGCATCAGTTCCCTTACATCGCCAATCAGCAGCCCGGTTTTGGTAAGTGGACCGGCATTGACATCTTGGATCAGCATTGGCACGGGCGGCACACACAGTTTTGCAATCACAACCAACAACAAACTATATGGCTGGGGATTGAATACCAGCGGACAAGTTGGCATCGGAACTCAAACCACAGTTAGCACACCAACTTTGGTGTCGGGTCCCAGTGGTGTAAGTTGGGCCAGCGTAACAGCTGGTGTTATGCACACCAACGCACTGGATATCTATTACAACTTGTATAGTTGGGGCGGAAGTCTCTATGGTCAGTTGGGCAATGGCATGGTTGGCGGTGCTGGTGGCAACAACATACCCATGGTGCAGGCTGCCTACGACCCCACAGACACAACCAGCAGTTGGAACGTGGTGTCTGCAGGTGTATCATTTGGCATGGGCATTAAAGCCGACGGTTCTCTGTGGGGCTGGGGACTCAATAGCTCGGGACAACTAGGTGATGGAACTCCCACATCAAGGTCTAGTCCTGTAAGAATCGGTTCCAGCAGTTGGAGCGTGGTAAGTTGCGGTTCGGCACATAGTTTGGGTATCACAACAGACGGTCGTTTGTTTGGCTGGGGTCTCAACACAAGCGGGCAAACAGGCATTAACAGCACAGCAGCCGTGTCCAGTCCGGTTCAGGTAGCAGGACCCACAGCAGGATTGAGCTGGACTGCGGTGGCCGCAGGCGGATCACACAGCTTGGGCATCAGCACGGCCGGCCGTTTGTATGCATGGGGACAAAATACGTCGGGACAGGTTGGAATCAGTGCATTGACAACAAAATCCAGTGCTGTGCTAGTATCCGGACCCGCAACCACAAGCTGGAGCATGATCGCTGCTGGAGGTTCTTTCAGCTTTGCTATCACAACAACTGGTCTCTTATATGCGTGGGGGCAAAACACCAGCGGCCAACTGGGTAATGCCACCTTAACAACAGCCAGCACCCCTGTGCAGATCACATTGCCCGCTGGTCGAGTCAGCTGGACTATGGTGGCAGCCGGTACCAACTTTAGCTTTGGTATTACAGACACAAATGCACTTTATCAATGGGGTGCGTTTGCATATGCAGGAGGCGGCAGTTACAGCAGCCCAGTCGCGATTACTGCCACAAGTAGCTACACAGCAGTTTACGCTGGCCCTGTAGCTGGACATATTTTATACAGTTTGGCAGCAAGTCCCACGGTGCTGTATGGAGCAGGACTAAACACCAGCGCGCAAATAGCAGTTGCAACATTTGGGCAACAAAGTAAATTGCTCACTAACGCCACGCTGAGCCCCACTGTGATGTCAACATTGCCTGCTCCTACCACATCCCTGAGTGTGGCACTGGGAGATTATCACAGCACAGTTGTGGGGCCCAAACTGTGGGGTGCTGGACAAAACATCATAGCAGAAACAGGTGTTCCCTATTACACCACCATTCCCACGTTGTTGGCAGCCAACACATACATTGGCACTAGCACCTACTCAGTTGCCAGCGGGGCCAACCACACCATCTTAATGCGACCTGTAGACGGCCAGATAATAGGCTGGGGGTTAAATTCACTGGGTGAGTTAGGCATGAACAACGTGTCTATATACACAATGATTGGATCAACACCCTACACTCTCACTGGCATCCCGAATGGCATCACCAAAGTTATATCAAGTTCCTCGGCAAGTCACACCTTTGCAATAGACACAGCAGGAATACTTTATGGTTGGGGATTAAATGCCAATCGCCAGTTGGGTATCAATTCTGCCACAGCAATTATTAGTTCTCCCGTAATCGTCAGTGGCCCCAGCGCCACATCATGGATTGCCGTGGCCGCCGGTGACACTATGGCCGGTGCAATAACAACCGGTGGTGTTCTTTATGGCTGGGGGCTTAATACATCTGGCCAAACTGGCGTGCCCATTTTCTCCAATAGCCCCATCCAAGTTGGCACAAGTTCCTGGGCGGCGGTATCTGCTGGAACAGGATATACGTTGGGCATCCGCGGTGACGGCACATTGTGGGCATGGGGCGTAAACAATGCAGGCCAAATTGGCAATAATACTTTAGTGGACGTTAGCAGCCCCGTTCTAGTAAGCGGTCCTGCAACAACCAGCTGGAGCATGATAACCGCTGGATCTTCATTTGCAGCAGCTATTGCTTCAACCGGAGCGCTTTACACTTGGGGCCTGGGTACCTCAGGTCAGTTGGGAAATAGCAGCACTGCGACGCAGAGTAGTCCTGTGCCCATTGGCAACAGCAGTTGGAGCATGGTTAGCGCAGGCGGCCAGAATTTCATGCTGGGTATTCTCACAACCGGACAACTATATGCTTGGGGTAACAATACATATGATCAGCTTGGCAACACAACAATCACACAGTCCAGTAGCCCCACTTTGGTTTCGGGACCCTCAGGAGCATCTTGGTCCGTTGCATCTGCCGGCGGCCTTTTTGGTCTGGCCATAACAACAGCGGGTGTGTTATATTCTTGGGGAAGCAATCAAAACGGGCAGATCGGTGTGTTTTCTACAAATACAGGCACATTTTCTAGCCCTGTGCAGGTTAGCACTCCGCTGTTCGTTACACCATCTTGGGTGTCAGTGAGCGTTGGCGCGTCCCATGCCGCGGGCGTCCAGTCTGATTATAGTCTTTGGACTTGGGGACAAG